ATTCTATATGACGGATGCGCTTGATGCGTCATCGTTGGTTATTAGTGGGATAACTACATTTTCTAATACTACAATATCTAGTGGAACAGATAATGGAGCATTAGTTGTTATTGGTGGTGTTGGAATAGGAGATAATTTAAATGTTGCTGGTAATACACTTATTGCTGGTGTTTCAACATTTACTGGTGCTATAGATGCTAATGGAACATTAGATGTAGATGGAGATACTCAATTAGATGATCTTAATGTAGCAGGTGTCGCTACATTCTCTGCTCTTGTAGATGTTAATAATCGACTTGATGTAGTAGGTGGATCTAATTTAGATCAATTAAATGTAACTGGTGTTTCTACTTTTGCTGGAATCGTAACAACTTCTTCTGATTTATATATTGGTGGTGATTTATATGTTTCTGATGACATAACAATTGATGAGTTAAATGCTAGAAATCTGAATATAACTGGAATTTCTACTTTTGTTGGTGTAGGATCATTTCTTAGTGATCTTTATGTTACTGGTAATATATCTTGCGCAGGAACTATTACGTCTGAAGATGTTGTTAATATTGATTCACTTGGTATTGTTACTGCAAGGCAAGGATTTAGGGCTGTTCAAGGTGGAATTTATATAACTGCTGGTGTTTCTACATTTGGTGGAGATGCAACTGTTGCTGGCACTTTAACCGCAGGATTAATTGATGGAGGATCTTACTAATGGCAAAACCAGCAAGTAGACAGGAGTTACTTGATTATTCTTTAAGAAGATTAGGATATCCTGTAGTAGAAGTTAATGTTGATGATGATCAGATAGAAGATTTGATCGATGATTCGCTTCAGTATTTTCAAGAGCGTCATTTTGATGGTGTTGAGAGAATGTATTTGAAATATAAATTGACCGAAGATGATATTAATAGGGGAAAGGCAACAAATATTGCCGATAGTACAAATACATTAGGAATTGTAACAACATCTGGTATTTCAACTACTGTAAGTGGTATGTCTACCATGACAAATTATTTTTATGAAACATCTAATTTCATACAAATTCCCGATTCTGTAATTGGAATAGAGAAAATCTTTAAGTTTGATAGTAGTACAATATCTAGTGGAATGTTTAGTATAAAATATCAATTATTTTTGAATGATTTGTATCAATTCAATTCTATTGATTTACTTCAATATTCTATGGTTAAAACTTATTTGGAAGATATTGATTTTTTATTAACAACAGATAAACAAATTAGATTTAATAAAAGGCAAGGTAGGTTATATCTTGATATGGATTGGGGTGCAGAAACTAAAGACACGTATTTGGTTATTGATTGTTATAGGATTTTAGATCCGAATACATTTACGGGTGTTTATAATGATAGTTTCCTTAAAAAATATGTAACTGCTCTTATAAAGAAACAGTGGGGGCAAAATTTACTTAAATTTAGAGGAACTAAACTTCCTGGTGGGATAGAACTTAATGGAAGAGAATTATATGAGGATGCAGAAAGAGAATTGGAAGATATTAAACAAAGAATGACTCTGGAATATGAATTACCACCATATGATTGTATTGGATAATTATGACATTAAATTCATACTTTCTACAAGGATCACCTAGAGAACAATTTCTTGTTCAAGATTTAATTAATGAACAGATAAAGATTTATGGTGTAGAGGTGTATTATCTACCCAGAAAAATATTTAAGACTGATAATATCATAAAGGAAATTCAATCATCAAAATTCGATGATAGTTTTTTACTAGAAATGTATATTAATAATTATGATGGATATGCTCCTGATTATGATGTAATGACTAAATTTGGATTGAAATTGCAAAATGAAGTAAATCTTACTGTTTCTAGAGAAAGATTTGAAGATTTCATTTCTCCATTTTTGGAGGGTATTTCTTCGGGTATTAGAGAGGGTCTACTTACAGGATATGACTTTGGTGATTTAATTAGTAGACCAAAAGAAGGAGATTTGATTTATTTTCCTCTCGGTGAAAGATTATTTGAGATTAAAAGAGTAGAAGCAGAAAAACCATTTTATCAATTAGGAAGACTTTATACTTATGATTTAAGTTGTGAATTATTTGAATATGAGAATGAACTTATTGATACTAGTATCGCAGAAGTTGATGAGACTGTTGCAGAGGAGGGGTATATAACAACTGTCAATTTGGTTGGTCTTGGAATAACTGCTACTGCAACTGTTGGTATAGCGTCTGGTTGTGTTAATGAAATATTTTTGAATAATGATGGATCTGGATTTACATCAACTCCTACAATTGAATTTTCAGACGCACCAGTAGGGGGAGGAACAGCTCAGGCGGTTGCTATTACTACTGCAATGGCTAATGTTACTTCTATCTATAGGATAGAAATGACGAGTGCTGGTTATGGATATACAATTGCTCCAACAATATCAATTAGTGGTGGTGGTGGTAGTGGAGCTGCTGCTACTTGTTCCATATTAACTGGTAATAATTATGGTGTATTTGAAGTTGTTGTAGCTGCTGGTTCTACTGGATACTCTTCTACACCACTTTCCACAATTACTGCTCCTCCATCTGGAATTACTGCAGCAATAAATCCAGTACTGGATGCTGATGTAGGTGCTGGAATCAATACTGTAAGAATATTAAATTCTGGTATTGGTTATACTGTTGCACCAACAATTGTATTTAATACTCCGCAGTCTGGTCTCGGAACATTCTATTATAATGAAAATGTTACTGGACAGACATCTGGGGTTACTGCTGTAGTTAGGAACTTCAGGAAGGATACGGATACGAGTAAAATCGATCCACCAACAACTTTACAGGTATCTCTAAATACAGGTGAGTTTTATGATGGGGAAATTATTGTTGGTGCAATATCAACAGCTACATATATTGTTAAGAATCATGATCTTGATAGTTTTGATCAGGCATTTGATTCAAATGAAGATATTGAAACAGAAGCAGATGACATATTAGATTTTAGTGAAGGTAATCCATTCGGAGACTATTAATGTTAGGAACATATTTTTATCACGAAATTATAAGAAAGACTATTATATCTTTTGGTACTCTGTTTAATAATATTAATATTAAACATAAGAAGTCTGATGGAACGATTCTTGATGATATTAAGGTAGGTCTTTCTTATGGACCACAGCAGAAGTATTTGGCAAAGATTCAAGAACAAGCAAATTTAACAAAGGCAGTTGCTATCACATTGCCAAGAATGTCATTTGAAATGAATTCTATTCAATATGATCCTTCAAGAAAAACAGGAGTCACTCAAACGTTTAAAGCGGCTGATGGTACTAAAATGAAGAAGGTTTACATGCCTGTTCCTTATAATATTGGATTTGAATTAAGTATTTTTAGTAAATTGAATGATGATGCACTACAAATTATTGAACAGATAATGCCATATTTTCAACCATCATTCACATTAACAGTGGATTTGGTATCAGCTATTGGAGAGAAAAGGGATATACCTGTTGTATTGGATAATATATCATTTCAGGATGATTATGAAGGAAGTTTTGAAGTAAGAAGAGCATTAATATATACACTAAACTTTACAGCAAAAACATATTTGTTCGGACCAGTTGCGGCAACAACTGATGGATTGATCAAGAAAGTTATCGTTGATCAGCATTCAGATTCAGATACTACAACTGCTAAACGCGAAGTTAGATATACAGTTGTTCCCGATCCAATTACTGCTGGACCTGCTGATGACTTTGGTTTCACTGAATCTTGGACAGATTTTGGTGATGGTAAAGATTATAGTCCAACCAGACAAACTGATATTTAATTATGAAAAATAATTATGCTAGTATTGATAAGGCACTTAATGTTGATAGTGATATTGTTGAGATTGAGAAGAAAAGTGCTAAAATAGAAATTGCATCAGAAAAGTCTGGTGAAATTCAAAAAGATTATGATTATACTCGTGCTAATCTTTACTCATTAATTGAAAAGGGACAAGAGACTCTCAATGGTATAATGGAACTTGCAGGAGAAAGTGCAAGCCCAAGAGCATATGAAGTCGCTGGACAAATTATAAAATCAGTTGCTGATACAACGGATAAGTTAATGGATCTTCAAAAGAAAGTCAAAGAGGTTGATGAAGAAAATCATAAAACAACTAATAACGTTACTAATAATGCAGTTTTTGTTGGTTCTACAACGGATTTATCAAAAATGTTAAAAAAAGGATTTCTAGATAACGCTTCTGATAAGTAATTAAATTATGACTGATAGTGTTTATCTTGGTAATCCAAATTTAAAAAAAGCAAATACTCCTATTGAATTCACTGAGGATCAGATTGTTGAATTCTTGAAGTGTAAGCAAGACCCTGTTTATTTTGCTAAAAATTATATAAAAATTGTTTCTTTGGATGAAGGATTAACGCAGTTTAGTCCATATCATTTTCAAGAAGGTTTAATCAATAATTTTCATAATAATAGATTTAATATATGTAAGATGCCGCGACAGACTGGTAAATCTACTACTGTTGTTGCTTATCTTTTACATTATGCAGTTTTTAATGATAGTATCAATATAGGTATCCTGGCAAACAAAGCAGCAACTGCAAGAGAACTTTTAAGTAGGTTACAAACTGCTTATGAAAATTTGCCAAGATGGATGCAACAGGGTATTATATCTTGGAATAAGGGATCATTGGAGTTAGAAAATGGCAGTAAGATATTGGCAGCTTCTACGTCTGCAAGTGCTGTCCGAGGTATGTCGTTCAACATCCTCTTTCTCGATGAGTTCGCGTTCGTCCCAAATCACGTTGCTGACTCGTTCTTTGCATCTGTTTATCCTACTATTACTTCTGGTAAACAAACGAAAGTAATCATAGTTTCAACACCACATGGTATGAATCATTTCTACCGTACATGGCATGATGCAGAACGTAGTAAGAATAAATATATCCCAACTGAAGTTCATTGGAGTGAAGTTCCTGGAAGAGATGCTGAATGGAAAGCACAAACTATTGCTAATACATCAGAAGCACAATTTAAAGTTGAGTTTGAATGTGAATTTTTAGGTTCAGTTAATACATTAATTAATCCAGCAAAACTCAGAAATCTTGTATATGAAGAACCTAAAAAAAGAAATGCTGGACTTGATATCCACGAAATTCCAGTAAAAGAGCATAATTATATAATCACTGTTGATGTGGCACGAGGATTGGGAAATGATTATTCTGCATTTATAGTTTTCGATACTACAGAATTTCCGTATAAAGTAGTTGCCAAATATAGGAATAATGAAATCAAACCAATGTTATTTCCTAATATTATTCTCGATGTTGCTAAAGGTTATAATGAAGCATTCTTATTGATAGAAGTTAATGATATTGGAGATCAAGTAGCAAGTATTCTTCAATACGATCTTGAATATGAAAATGTTTTAATGGCTTCTATGAGAGGACGAAATGGGCAAATTGTTGGACAAGGATTTTCTGGAAAGAAAACGCAACTTGGTGTAAGAATGACAGCAGCAGTTAAGAAATTGGGATGTTCTAATCTAAAAACGTTATTAGAAGATGATAAATTACTTACAGTAGATTATGATATTATTTCAGAATTGACTACATTTGCACAGAAACATAATTCATTTGAGGCAGAAGAGGGATGTAATGATGATTTGGCAATGTGTTTAGTTATATTTGCATGGTTGGTCTGTCAGGATTATTTTAAAGAAATGTCCGATCAGGATATTCGTAAGAGAATTTATGATGAACAAAAAAATCAGATAGAACAAGATATGGCACCATTTGGATTTGTATCTGATGGGTTTGAGGATATGGATAGTTTCACTGATAATGAGGGTGATAGATGGCATACTGATGAATATGGGGATAGATCTTATATGTGGGATTATATGTAAGAGCCACTAATTTATAAATATTTCTAGAATAAATTAGGACAGCGAGGGGAAATTAAGATGCCACTAAATTTAGCATCTCCTGGAATTGTAGTAAGGGAAGTTGATTTGACATCTGGGAGAATTGATCCCACTTCTGATAGTATCGGAGGAATAGTCGCACCTTTTGCTAAAGGTCCTGTAGAATTACCAACAACAGTTGAGAACGAGAATGATTTATTAGATACTTTTGGAAAGTCATATGATACAGATAAGCACTTCGAACATTGGTTGGTTGCTTCATCATTTTTAGCATATGGCGGAGATTTAAGAGTTGTAAGATCAGATGATGATGATTTAAAGAACTCTGTTAATAGTGGTGCAACCGCTGTTAAGATTAAGAGTGCAGAACATTATGAAAATCTTGGATATGATGATAATACTATTAGCGGTGTAGTAGCTGTTTCTAGGAATCCAGGATCTTGGGCTAATGGAATTAGAGTAGGTGTTATTGATTCAAAATGCGACCAAATTTTAACAGTTGGTTCTGCTACTAGTTTTACAGTTGGTTATGGTATTACTCAAACTATGGTCGGTAAGACTAATGTTGCAGCAGGATCAACATCAGCATTTGATGGATATTTAAAAGGAATTATATGTAATATAAATGGAACTAGTATTGGTGTTAAAGTTCTTTCTCATGTCTCTGGTGGATCAACTGAAACTACTGTAGATTATCAGCCAGGTGGTGCATATGAGTTTGGTTCTAGTTTCGGTAATGTAAGTGCACTTAATAGTTCAGGTTCTGTCCAAACTACAACTACTGTTAGTTCAACTTTAGATTATTTTGATACTCAAAATCTTGCAACTGCAACTGCAACTGTAGGCGGTGCATCAACAGTTATTAATGTAAAATGGAACGGACTTGCAGAACGTCCAGGTACTTCGGAATTTGCATCCGCACGAGGTTCAAGATTTGATGAAGTTCATGTTGTGGTGATTGATGGGGATGGAAAGATTACTGGAAATTCAGGAACAATTCTTGAGAAGCATTTAGGTCTTTCTAAAGCAAAAGATGCCGAATTCTCGGTGGGTGCTCCTTCTTATTGGAGAAAGTATCTGAAATTGAATTCAGCATATATTTTTGGTGGAGGTGGTCCTACTGGACTTACAACTGGTGGATTTGCTGCTGGTGGATTTACTCAAACAGCTGATAATACATGGGATCAAGATGCTCAGGGTATTATCTTTGGTGGAACTGGAGCACAAAACTATACTTTCCAGGGTGGAGTAAATTATGATGGTACATCAGATCTTACGGCAACTGGAGCACTAACTGCATCTGTTGCTAATTTATCTACTGGATATAAACTTTTTGAAAAGGATAGTTATGCGGTAGATTTCTTATTGATGGGTTCTGGTAATCATGAAAAAGAATCCGCACAAGCACTTGCCGAACAGGTAATTGCAGTTGCAGACTTGAGAAAGGATTCATTAGCATTTATTTCTCCATATAGGAAAGCATTCTTAACAGATACATCTGTAGGATCAGTCACTATTAATAGTGATGACACAATTACTACTAATGTACTTTCTTATTATGCAGCACTTTCATCTTCTTCTTATGCAATATTTGATAGTGGATATAAGTACATGTTTGATAGGTTTAATAATACCTTCCGTTATATTCCTTTAAATGGAGACGTTGCAGGTACATGTGCAAGAACTGATTCTAATAGTTTCCCATGGTATTCACCAGCAGGAACACAAAGAGGTGCAATCTTAAATTCTGTTAAGTTAGCATATAATCCTAATAAGGCTCAAAGAGATAAACTGTATTCAGCACGAATTAATCCAGTTATTTTCTCTGCTGGTTCTGGAATTGTTCTCTTTGGAGATAAGACTGGACTTGCTAAGGCATCTGCATTTGATAGAATTAACGTTCGTAGGTTGTTTATCTTCCTTGAGAACGCAATTGAATCTGCTGCTAAAGATCAGCTCTTCGAATTTAATGATGAAATTACACGAACTAATTTCATAAATATTATTGATCCTTTCCTTCGTGATGTTCAGGCTAAGAGGGGAATTCAGGATTATGTTCTTGTTTGTGACGAGACAAACAACACTGCTGCAATTATCGACAATAATGAATTTATTGCAGATATATACATTAAGCCTGCAAGGTCGATTAACTTCATCG